TGGAAACATCTTTTTCCTAGGTCAATTAGGCGTTATGGGCGTAAGCACTATGTACAATCTTGCCGAGAGCAAGTGGGATAGAGTGCTTGCACGGAATTACGGTCAAAAACAGATCGGTGGCGGATATCGCGATACACATCAAGCATTAACTCAAAGACAAGCTGCGGTTCAAGCTATCCAACAATCTAGAATAAATGGTAGACAGGTTTTAGGAAACGAAGCAAGTTTCTTACATCGGTAATAGAGAGGTGAGGTACTGTGAATATTCCGTTCAATGGGGCAATTACAAAAGTGATTAACAAGATCGACGGTCTCGGAAGCATCAAAGGAATGGGAAGAGATCTCATGTATGCTGGAAAAATGGCACATGGCGAAGTTATGGGAGTTATCAGAGGAGTCCAAGATATTGGGCTAGATCGATGGAAATCCATAGGTATGAATGCGGCCCGCAGAGCAGGAATTGGTGCTGCATGGGGAGCAGGAGTAGGAGCTTCGTATAGCGCTCTTTCTGGCGATGGAGCTATGGGTAGAGATACCGTTAGAGGAGCTATGCTTGGCGCAATTGGTTATGGAGGCTACACTGGAGGGCGAAGTGTCTACAACGAAGCGCGATATAATCATTTCCTAAGAGGTCGATCAGTATTCAATACAAGTCGATATCTATAAGGAGTGAGTTTAGTGGCAGGTTTTCTAAATAGTGGTCTCACAAAGATCATGAACGAGATAAAGTCTATAAATCCCAAACCTGTGCTTGAACTTGCTCGAAGCAAGGCGATCCTGGGAGCAGGTGTCGGAGCCGCTGGTGGCGCAGGACTAGCTGCACTCCAGAGAGAAGATATGGGAGGTATCCTAAAAGGCGGAATCAAAGGCGCTGCATATGGCGGTGCTATTGGTGGCGCTTATGGTGCCTATAAAGGAGTAAGGCCACAACTTGGAGCTGGTGCAGCAGTCGCTAATGCAGCAGAAACAGCTAGCCAAGTAGCCTCAGCTCCTGCAGTTAAAAAACAATGACTGGAAACTTTGCTTCCACTGCGGTACCAACTGTTGGAGCTGAGCGCGGAGGTAGAGGAATAAACCCTACAATAGACAGACTCAAAGTCGCTGGTGCTTTAACTCCTGAGCAAGCAGCTGCTAACATCATCGGAGAAGGTAAACCTTTGTCTGATGCTGGCAGAAGAGCAGTTGAGAAACTCAGCATTAAGTCTAGCGGCCCATCATATATAAGTCCAGTTGAAAAAGCGCGTGCATCAAATCCAGGTTTTAGACCTTCAGATTATAAAACTCCATACTTCACATCAGAGTCTGAAGTGGCGGCCAGAGAGGCTTCCGAAAGGATTATTAAACAAGAAATGCTTGTAAAGATGAGAACTATGGGACACGTATAAAAAGAGGATGATATTAATGGCGCTATATACACAACCTATTAACTTTATTCAGGGAATTCAAGGATCAACAGGATTAGTTAAAGTTGCATCTGAAGTATTTGAGAACTCGATGCCTACTATTACAAAAGTAAACAACGCGCTTAGGAGTCAAAGAGCTCTTAAAGCCGCAGGTCTGTCTGTCGGGCCGCAGTTTGAACCAGGACAGATTATGAACAGTCTACAACAGATGCTAAAAAATAGAAAATAGACAACACTAGGGGAGTGGTAATTATGGATGAAACTTTTTCTTTTGAAGAAAAAGAGCTTCTAGAAGTATTATCCGACCCTGTTAAGTTTGCACAACATCACTTTGGATGGGAGGCATATCCTTACCAAGCAGAAGCGCTGCGAGACATGTATTATAGAAAAGTGCTTAGGTGGGGCAGACGTACAGGCAAATCGGATATGTTGGCTGTATTTGTTCTATGGTTTGCCTTTACTCACGGTGAAGATCCAGATGATCCAAAAGTCAGACCTTCCGTGTGTCTGGTTGCAACCCCATATGAAAGTCAAGTAAAGTTAATTTTTAAACGGATTCGAGAGCTTATCGCTAAGAGTCCAGAACTGCAACAAAGTATTGCAGTTAATAGAAAAAATCCTGAATATATTGAGTTTAAGAACAAAGCAACTATAGCAGGTTTTACTGCTGGCACCAAATCTGGCGCTGGCGCAGGAAACATGCGTGGTCAGTATGCTGACTGGATCATCGTCGATGAGATGGATTACATGACTGACGATGATATTACAGCTATCTTTGCCATCGCGTCTGATAAAAACAGACCGAAGTACTTACCACCAATTGGATTGATGATCTCCTCAACTCCAAACGGAAGACGTGGAAAATTCTACGAATTCTGTATGGATGCTCAAGACAACATTCTTGAGGTGCCTCCTGGCAGATATCATGGTACAGGTAGAAGCGCTATGTGGACTGAGTATTATTATCCATCACTAGCTAACCCTGGATGGATGGATATGACAGAAGATGAGCGAGAACAGGAAATTTACCAATGGAAAGTTACGCTTGGTGAAGCGGGCTACGTTCACGAAATACTTGCCGAATTCGGCGTTGAGGCTGTCGGTGTTTTTAACAAAAGTCACATTGATAGATCAAAGCGCGATTATCAATATATAGAAAAAGCTATCGAAGGCCCAGTCAGAGTAATCGGAGTTGACTGGGATAAGATACAAGCCACTCCAACTTTATGCTGCTTAGAGTGGTGTCCAGACGAAGAAAACGAATCTGGACAAAAAGGCATGTTTAAAGTAATCAATCGTATATCAATCCCTGCCGAAGAGTTCACTTTGGATGCAGGAGTTCGCAAAGTCGTAGAATGGAATATGATTTATCAGCCAGAATGGATCTATGTAGACCGCGGCGCTGGTGAATACCAAGTTGAAATGCTCCACAAGATGGGCAAAGATGCAGGCAGCAATCCACATGATCCAGCCTATCTTCTACACAAACGAGTAAAAGGGATTCATTTTGGAGAATCCAGAGAGATCAGAGACCCAGGAACTGGAGAAATGGTTAAAAAACCTATAAAACCATGGATGGTTACTCAGACTGTAATTCTCTTAGAGCGTGATCGACTCGTTCTTAATAAGAATGACGATGAGATGTGGAAACAAATGGAGAACTACCGTGTCGAGAAAGTCTCTGTTGATGGTAGACCCACTTACACTTCGGTAAATGAACATTCTGTTGATGCACTCATGCTTTGCGCATTAGCTATTGCTGAACAATTGCCAGACCACATCAAGTTCGTACAAAAGTACGAGCCAACCAGGAAGATGACAGTTGCTCCTCCTATAGTTGCTCCTGTGATCCCTATCACAAGAGGGCCTCGCGATATTAATGTTGATGATGCATACGCCAAAGCAAGTAGAGCCCGAGGGCAGTATCAATATACAACCAAGGGTGAACATCCTAAAGATTATCAAACATGGTTTAGAGTGGATGATATTAGGGACACAAACAAAAACAGGAACGTAGATCAGACTACAGTCAACCTGTTTACGAACTCTCCGTTTGTACCAAGAGGTACTCAACGAAGACATAACTCGAGGGGTTCTTTTTAATCCCTCGCATAAGGTAGGACTCAGTCCTGCCATTTGTCCTCTGCATCGTTGTACAAATCCTTCTACACAACGATCAACAAACCTCCACCTTATTATCCTTTAGAGTACGGGGTTTTGATAGCCCTCAAACCCCTACTCACCTTTTTAAGGAGGTTAGATATGGACGAGCTAGACATTCTATATAATTACGGGTTTCGAGGTATTGATACTCAGATTGAACGAGATATCATTAACTACAATCCCGCACTTAGTTATATTAAACGAGAGAAGATAGACCAGCAACAGAAGCTTCATGAGAACTTTATGCCTTCGGCTGAACTGTCGTATCTTGTTACATACAACCTAGCCAATACCGAAAAAGCTTTAACTGGAGCTAAAGCAGCGACTACTAGGCTCTTAGCTGAGTTAAAGGAAAAGCTGAAAGATATTAAGGTTCTTATTGATGAGCCATTTGAAGAAAAAGCATTAATTCTTAAAGCATATGTTCTCGGTTCAACTGTAGGAGATTTAATCGAGAATCCTATTGAGAGTGATGTTTACATCACGTTTGACGTATTCGACAGAGCATGCCGCGATACTGCGCCAGAGGCAAGATCAGTCATGTATCTCTATATGGAGAAGGCAGACTGTGTTCCAGCTCTCCTATACCCAGATGCAGTGCTTTTGGATATGGACATGGACATTAACATCGATTTTGTTAATGGTGACTGCAGAAATCTGGCAACCGCTTATGGATATGACAGCGAGCTTGATTTGGAAGGATCCACCAAAAAGAGGATCGAGGATAGAATATCCCTTGAGAATCGTAAAACCCAGTTAGAAGCAAGCATTCAATCTGGCAATACAGATCCAGATATGTTCTTGGAATTATCTCAGATAGAAGGCAAGTTGTCTGAGATGGATGAAGACACCACTCCTCTCATAGGAAGAGTTGTAGAAGATCGGGCTGTCAACACAGAAGAGAGTGCCAAAAAACTGTACGGATTAACTGTACAGGATATTACAACTGCCCTTGGCGGCGGAGGAAACATCGACGGTCTTGTTAGCGCTGTTTTAACCGTAAACGCCCAAGATGATCCTAATGCCAATATCAGAGAGATAAGAGAAAACATAACAAAGATTAAGAAGATAGTATCTGTAGCAAATTCTCTGTCAACTATGAGATCTATAAAGCTAACAGATCTTATATTAACCATTATCTCTCCAGTTATTAAACAAATCACAAATCAGTTAATTTCGTTCTTTGCCGAAATGAAAGTCAATATGATAGCGCCACCTCTAAAGTGGCTTGACAAACTAAGCGAGAGTACAAAGCTTATCCCGTATAAAGTTGTCGATGATAGCTACACAAATGATAGAGGCAAAGTAATAAAAAGAAAAAAATATATTCCTATTTCACAAGCTGTTGACCGTCTTGCGAATACAATAATTGATGTAGCAAATAACATCGAAGATAAATTTCAAGACTTTATTTTAGATTATTACAAAATCACCAAGTCTAGGACAGATGCAGTCAACGAGAAGTTGTCCAATGCAGAGAAAAAAGCTTGGGCCGAAGCCATCTATAGAGCATTAGATATTATCGAAATAGGCTTAGCGGCAGTTCAAGATCAAACATTCTTTAATTCGTTGGATAACATCCAGTCATATGTAGATCGAGTGAAAGAAAAACTCGATTGGGATGATGACAATACTGGTCTTCTCGATGCTTCAGAGGTTATTGCTGAAGAGTCCGAACAAGCCCTAGAACCTGTGGTCGATTCACTAAACTGGAGGCAATACGGTGAAATCAGCGAAGATTGAAGAAAAGATTGATAAGGTTCTTGCTGAACTTGCAAAGTTTGAAGTATTGGCCAAGAATGAAAGATTCGCAAAAATTGCATCACAAAGCGTTGAAACAAAAAGCGCTTTAGTTTACAACTTTACGCCACAATCAGGATTCATTACCATAGTTCCGCTATACGATATCCATCACGGTCTCAAGGGCAGCGATACACAACTCCTGGATTCGTACCTTGAGTACATACTTGACACAGAAGACTGCTATACATTTCTAGGCGGAGACTCCTGTGAAGTTGCCACAAGAGATTCTGTTGGTAAGGCAGCCTATGAAGAAAAGGAGCACGTTGGGCAACAACGTCGTTCACTAACAAATAAACTAAGACCACTTGCTTGTGCAGGTAAAATCTTAGGTGGGATATCTGGTAATCATGAGGCACGGCTTGCCCGATTTGCCGATGATGATCCGATGAAAGAAATTTGTTATGATCTCGACATTCCATATTGTGGATATTCAGGATTTCTTAGTATCAATGTAAATGACATTGAATATCATGTAATGTTTCACCACGGAGTAGGAGGAGGATCCACTCCAGGTGGAGCGGCCAATGCAGCATCTAAAGCTGGTAAGGTAGCAGTTGCCGATCTGTACTTCTCTGGTCATACTCATAGAAGGATGAGCTACGATGAGAGTATTTGCGAACTAGAAGGCGACAAAGTTGTTAAAAGACGAAGACTTTACGTAGTAGGAGGCTCATTGGTTAACTACTTTGATATGTATGCTGAAGAAAAATTGCTTACACCTAGTGTTACGGGGCTAGTAAAAGTATCACTAGATGGAACAATTAAAAATATGTCAGCAACAGTATAAATGGAGGTATCATGGAGGTTTATTTAGCGGGGCCGATTGGCTCCATGACAATTGCAGAGGCAAACGTATGGCGGGAAGCCGCTACCCAATTTTTAGCACAACGCGGTATTAAAGCATTGAATCCTCTTAGGGGAAAGCTTGAAAAAGACCGTGGGACGTACACACCAGCCGAGATTGTTCTAAGAGATAAAAATGATATAGCTTGTGCTGAGGTTACTTTGGTTTATTGGCCTGAAAAATGCACATCTAACGGCACTGCGATGGAAATCGAGTATGCCCATGCAAGAGAAAAGATTATCTTGTTTGTAGGCGAGTGGGGCAAAAACGATATCTGGATTAATTATCATGTTACAAAATTCATGAACAGTATCGAAGAGGCCCTGGATTATATCGCCGCTATGTTTAACTAACATGGATAGACACGGCAGAGGAAACTATAAGCGTTTTCCTAGAAAAAAGAATTCTGAAGGACAACACCTGTGTAGGGTGTGCGGAAAGGTCTTGGTAGGAAGAAGGACTTCCTTCTGTGACCAGCGCTGTGTTCGAGACTTCTTTATGCAAACTGACTGGCAAAGAGTTCGCCGCGTTATCTTTGAGCGCGACGGTGGAATATGTATGAAGTGCGGCAAGCCAGTACCGTTGAATAGTTTTCATGTTGATCACATTATTCCTATTGCAGCTGGAGGAGACGAGTGGGATTTAAACAATCTAGAATTATCTTGTCCAGAATGTAATTTAAAAAAAGGCGCACGCATTGAAAACAAATAGAATATAATTATAAGGGGAAGACGTGGATGTTTGAGAGATTGCGAAAGCAAATATTTGACCTCTTCTTCGTTAAGGTTGAAGAACCAAAACAAGAAGCAACGTCTAGAGACCCCGAACGGACAGCAATAAAAAGAGTAGGTTATGCATTTGTTAAGAGTGGAAGCGGGGGAAGCGCTCGAAAGAACTTCGAGTCTCCCTCCTTTAACCTCGAAACAATCGAAACTGCCTATGATACAGAATCCTATATCAGACAGGCAATTGACAAATACCTCGACTTAATCTTCAAGGCAGGATGGCAACTCAAGGGTAAAAACGAAAACAGCTTACAGTATATTAAAACACGCCTCGCCGTAATGGAAGAAGCCACAGATGTTACAACCAATGCCTTCTTAAAAGAGATAGCCGACAATCTCCTCAAGTTTGCCAACACATTTATTATCAAGGCCCGTTTAAAACAAGCAGTAAATATCCCAGGCTTGAATGTTCAAGGCATTGCAGGAGCACAACCTGTAGGTGGTTACTTCTGCTTAGCACCAAAGACAATTCAAATTGCCAGAAATGCTAATGGTACAGTGCTTCAGTATCAACAAAAGGTTGCTGGATCCAATAAACCTTTACTGATTAAGCCTGAAGATATGGTACATATGGCATGGAAGAAGCCAACAGGTTACGGATTTGGCGTTCCGTTTCTTCTTCCAGTTCTTGATGATATTAGGCTACTTAGAGAAATTGAAGATAACGTAGCAAACCTCCTCTATAAATACCTACATCCGCTGTATAAGTTCATTGTAGGTCTCCAAGAGAATGGAAAAGAATCCACTCCAGAAGAAATAGAGTATGTTAGACAGATGATTCAAGAGATGCCGATGGATGGAACTCTTGTAATTCCTGAACGGTACAACGTTGAAGTAGTTGGAGCAGAAGGTGCAGCAATTGATGCAAGCTGGGCTCTAAACTACTTTAGACAAAGAGTATTTTCAGGTTTAGGTATTCCTGAAACGGTTTTCGGTATTGCTGGTACTGCCAATAAAGCTACCGCAGAGAATCTTACTGTTGAAATGCACGACAGAATTCGTGCGATACAATCACTAATTGAAGATGAAATCAACCTTCGCATAATTAAAGAACTACTCATGGAAGGCGGATTTGACCCTGTTATCAATCCCGACGATATGGTATATTTCGATTTCCAAGAAATAGCCGTAGACGAAATGATTAAAGTCCGCAACCAAGCAATTTACGAGTACGAGCATAACGCCATTTCATTCTCAGAAATGCGCTTAAAACTTGGTATGGATCCAATGGTTGATGAGTCACAAATGTTCTTAGATAGAGTTACTAAGCAAACAGCAATTGCCCAAGCAGATGCTAAAGCAAGCGCAGAACCTGGTGACCCTGCTACCAACAATAAACAAAAACCAACAAACCAACACGGAACCAAGACAAGTCCCAAGAAAGTAGCTTCAGCTGACGATCCTCTATTCTCAGAATCGATCAGCAATATAAAAACCCGAGAATATTACAACAAACTCATCAACAACTTTAAGTCACTCCGAAACGACGTCGTCAGTGCAGTTGCATCTGATAAAGAAGATCAAGTTGAACTGTATATGTCACTTGCTAAAGACAGGATTACAAAGCAAGCTTCCGTATATATCGCAGAGGCGTTTAATTTAGGAGCACTTAATTGTCAAAGAGACTGTGGAGTTTCAAGACAGCCCGATGTTGATAACTCAGTCAAGAAGACGCTGGAATACAGAGCTTTACAAAATGTAGAGCGTATTTTAGATGATCTTAGAAAAATCGTTGATGTTGCAAAAACAAAAGAGCAAAAAGAAAAAACAATCTTTGTATCATCTGCTTTTGATGCAACCGAATACAGATTAAATCTTATGGCTGAGTATCAGTCTCGCTTTGCTTATAACTACGGCTATGCTCTGTCTGCACTAGGATATGATCGCGAAGAGCTAACATCTACAGGTGGAAGCTGTGAGATCTGTTCTAAGCTTAATGGTCAAACTATTAGACTTATTAAGGGCAAAGGCGTGATGAGCGTAATTCCTCCATGGCACCACGGATGTGAATGTTACGTAACAATAAAGAGGTGATTCCGAAAAGATGAAATTGATTCACTTAACCGAGAGCGTAGATGTAACTCTCGGCGCAAATCAAGAAGAGATTGCGTATAAGGCGAAGAAACTCGTCGAGTCCAAAGGTGGTGTGGTGATTCCAACCATCGAAGCAATTCACTCGAAGGTTACCAGGAATCGCACTTTCTATGGCCCAAGTAGACTTAAAGGCAAACCCGATTACATCCAAAAGGAAACTGGAGAAAAAAGACCTTCTGGTGTATACTCCTGGACTGATCCTTTTAATAGACCAATGCTGATTAATCACGATATCTTGGTTGATCCGCTTGGAAGGATAGTTAAAGCCGAATACAAGCAAAGAACGTCCGCAGGTATACCAGGCATTATAATCTATCCAGAGATTACAGATCCAGATGCCGCTATAAAAGTCTTAGATGGTAGATATTCTACCGTAAGTATTGGAGCTGATACAGATGCTGCCTATTGTAGTATCTGTAAGAAAAATCAAGTTATAGAGTGGTGCGATCACCGAAGAGGCCAAGTTTACGATGGAAAACTGTGTTACTGGTCTATGGGTGAGTTATGGTTCGGTGAATGTTCATTCGTTAACGCTCCATCTGATGAGTTTGCGGGAGTTAAAGAAATTCCTGATGCAAAAGAATCTACTCTAGTAGATATGAGCTTGCTCATTCAAGATTTGCGTGAACACAAGATGTATGACTTATCTAAAGATGAGTTGTACGCGATAACAAATAAAGGTTTAGTATTGATCCCGAGAACCGAGTACATGCAAGAATACTTCTATGTACCTTTCAATATAAAAATTGACGAGGAATCGGTTCAAGAAGATACGCAAAGGAGGATTACAGACTTGACTGTTAAAGACGAAAAAGTATTAGGCACACAGGAAGCAACAGAAGAAGTTGTTGAGATGGCTGAAGACATCACTGTTGAGTCCGAAGAAGCTGTCGAAGATACTAATACATCCGAAGAGGCCGAGGTTGCTGAGGAAACTCAAGAAGTTGAAGAGTCCGAAAGCGGAACCGAGGCTCCAGTAGGAGAGGCAAATGTCGAAGAACCCAATGCTTTCGCAGAAAAGGTTATTGCAATTGCCAAAGAACTAGGAATTTTAAGTGAGACTTCTGACAGATCAGAAGATATCAAGGCGCTAGAAGATAAGATTGTCGAACTCCAGGGCGCAATCGACGCTCTCACTACTGAGAACCAAGCTCTCACGGCGCAAATCACAGAACTAAAAGCGGCCAATCTCCATGGTCTAGTGGAACAAGTCGTTAAGCGCAAAGTTGAATTAGGAGATATCTCCGAAGCTGACGTTGAAGCTGAAACTGCAAGGCTTGTATCACGATCTGAAGAATCGCTGCGTGATACTCTCGATGATTTAGCTCATCGGAAACCCGCTCTTCCTCGACACATAGAGAGAGTTGAAAACCCAGGCTTAGTTGAAAATGACGAAGAAGGAATTATCACAAACATCTCTCAAGAAGCCGAAGAAGAAGCCCCAGAATTAAACCTTACCCCCAATGAAGTCTTTAAACGCTTACTTACAAAGAAAGACATTCCACAAACTAAAAGAGGAGGAAAATAAGTAAATGGCACTTTATGATCAAGGCGGAGCTAAAGTCAATGCCACAATTCGCTCCCATACTAATCTTATCAAGTCTCCTGGAGATGCCCCTGGCGGTCAGTGGATAATCGACAATACCCTTAAGGGATTGTTCAGCTATCCTTATGCCGTAGGACGGAGACTTAGCAAGGTTGTTGTTCCGAAAGGTACTATTGTTGCTGTTAAAGGTAAAGCCAAAGATTACCTCACAGGCAAATACCGCAACATCATCACTGTGGCTGACGGCGCTAACAACAACTCAATCGGTGTTGCCCCTTACAACTACTTCAACAGATTCGATACAGAGGGCAAAGTATATCACGATATGTTTGGTGCTGACGATTTTCAGCCAGCTATCATCACTCGTGAATATGTTGAGGTTCCTTATATCGCAAATCCTGCAGATGTATTTGGTGACGGTATCACCGACGGTGTTGTAACAACCTCTGGTGTAGGCATGCCAACCATGGAAGACCTCAAAATGATGTGGGGTTGTGCCACCAACGTTAGAACTGACTACGTTAACACCGCTAACGAATTAGCAGCTGGCGATTACGTCAAAGCTGGCCCTTGCGGCAAATTCGTTCGCTGGGTTCCTGGCACTGACTCTGCTCACCTCATTGTCGGTCAATGCTTAGAGCTTGACACCGATATGCCACCGCTCGGATGGCTCCAATACATCGAGCAAGTTTACGAAGGCCGCATGAGCAACCGCGAGGAGTTTACTCCAGAGCCAGCTCCAGAAGACGGCGGAACCGTATACGATCCAGATTACACATATCCCTACACCGATGACTACATGAGACCAAACGCTCCTGGCGCTTGGAAAACCATCGGCGGCGGACAACCTGGATTAACCGACGGTAAACTTGCTGCTCAAACAGTTCGCATTCAAAGATTTACTATTGCGGCTGGCGCAGAAGTAGCTAACTGCGCACTTGACCCAGTGGCCAAGGTCGATCCTGAGTCAATCACAGTCACCCTTGATGGAACAGAAGTAGACAGCATTCAAGCTACTCCATCTGCTCCGTACTACCAATACAACGCCGCTACCCAAATTCTTACAGTTACTGCTGAAGAGGAAACAACTCCAACTGTCCGCAACATCGTTGTGACATACAGAGTTGACCCTAACTCTTTAGTTGGTATGCCAGCTTCTTGGGATTACCTAGGCGCTGTAGGCGTAGCAAGAATCTTACTTAAATACTAATAGATAAAAGTTAACAAGGAGGAAAATAAGCTAATGAATGAACTAGGCCTCGTTGAGAGATATATTGCGCAGATTGAGGCCGAAGGACGGGGAGAGAAGGTCAAAGACCGTATCGCCTTAAGAGAGGCTCTCTCCACCCCCGATCTTTCTCAATTTCTGCAAACCACAATCATCGATGTAATCAAAGACACTGCAGAGCCGATGTACATTGCAACTAAAATGTTCAGACCTGTTCGGATTACCGAAGGCCGTAGCATTTTATTCCCTGCTATGAGCGACATTAAAGCCTCTGAAGTGCCCGAAATGGGCGTCTACCCTCAAGAGACTGTAGACGTGAACTGGAAAGAAAGCACAACCGAAGTGTCCGTTAAGAAAGTCGGTCTCATCGTTCGGGTAACCGACGAAATGGTATCCGACTCTCAGTGGGACGTTATCGGCGTAATGCTTCAAAAAGCTGGTCGCGCTATGGCTCGTTACAAAGAGGAATGGTGCTTCCGTGAATTTACTCGTCACGGCCATTGCATCAAAGACCCTGTTAAAGCTTTAGACGCTAGTGATCCTGACAATGCTCTTCTTGCCGTTCACGGCTTAGGTGAAGATTATCAACCGAATGACACTTTAAGTGTCGAAGACTTCATCGATCTTATGATCGGTAATATCGCTAATGGCTACACTACAACTGACATTCTTATGCATCCGTTGGTATGGCCGATTTTCGCGAAAAATCCGCTCTTAGACCGTATGACAGTTGCCGCTTTCGGTGGACAAAATAACACTGTCAGCATTACTCCTGACCAAGTTCAGGGCAAACTTCCGTTTGCTGTTAACGTTACATTATCTCCGTTTATTCCTTTCAGTCTTGCTGAAAAACGGTTCGATATGTACGTATTAGACCGCAACGAAATCGGTATCATGCTGGTTAAAGAGGATATCAGCACCGAGCAATGGGATAACCCAGAAAGAGACATCCGTGCCCTCAAGATTAAAGAGCGCTATGCGCCTGGTATCTTGAACAACGGTCGTGCTATTTCTGTAGCTAAGAATATTGCTTATGCTCAAACCTACAAGAAACCAGAAGTTATCCGTATGATCGACGAGTAATCCAAGCCAATCAAAACTGGAGGCAGGGGTTTCCTCTGCCTCCTTATATAAAAATAAAGAGGTGTGCGTCGAGTGGCTTACTTAAACTCTTTAGGTAATATTATTAGAAGCGTATCGCCAGCAAACGGCACATCCAATGTTTCTGTTGATACCGACATCGTGGTGACTTTCACCTTCGATATGGCGAAAGATTCGCTTGGATCAAATATTGTACTGCTGGACGATTCGTCAACCAGAATACCTACAACAATTACGTATGATACTTCTGTAGATACTCCATCAGCTAAGATCGCTACGGTTAAACCTGTAGATAAGCTAGACCCTACCACAAGGTATAAGGTAATAATCAACGGTGGCACTAGAGGTATTAAGTCTATAACTGGCACTATGCTGGGAACAGACTGGAATATGAACTTTACTACTGCTGACGTTATCCCTCCTGATAAAGTTTCCCTTGTTTCTCCTGTCGATAAGTCTGTTCTAACAGTTCTCACCGAATTCTCATGGAATCCTGTAGAGGATGTCCAGACTTACGAACTCCAAATAAGTGTCGAAAACACTTTTGGAACCACTCTTTATTCTTCAATCATAACTGGCAGTTTCGTTGTTCCAGACGTTACTTTTGCTCATGATAATATCTACTATTGGCGAGTTAGAGCAATCTCTGATAGCACAACTCCCACAATAGGTGCGTGGAGCGATCCGCGTCAATTCAGATATGTGATTCCAGTCTCGTCAGCTGATCCTAATCCGACTACGCCTGAGATTGCACCTCTTGATGTGATGGAAGTAATGCCTGGGCCAGAAGAACTGTTTGTTGTAAACCCGTCACCGATTACGGTTAGGTTTACAGATGATGTTGATCCATCAACTGTAACATCTGAAACTTTTCAAGTAAAAGTAGATTACCTAGACGGTTTGGGAGAGCCAACTCAGATTGGTGGCTACTTCGAAGTTAATGGCAGCATAATCCAATTCTTCTTTTCTGAATCAGCTACCCCTGTTGCAACTCCTACCTATAGCCAAAATACAATTATCATTGTTGAACTTAGGAAAGAGATATTATCCTTAAGCGGAGCCCCACTTGTTGATGATATCACTTGGATATTCGCCACACCTTTTACCCCTTATTATTCAAAGATAAAAGAAGTACGCGAGGCTACAGGAGACCTAATAGCTGACAAGACAGATCTTGATATAGCTAGGATGATTCACGCAACAAGTCAATGGGCAGATCAGATAGCTGCTTTACCATATGGCAGCGTGAACGAAGATTACCTAGGAGAAACCCAAGCCGAGACCACTAACAATATTTTTTATCATAATTATGTTAAATACGAAACATCATTGCGTTTGCTTCATACCAAAACGCTTGAGAACAATAAGCTTCAAGCAGGTATGAGACAAATTGGTGACTTAATTGTTAAAGGCCCAATGAATCTGTCGCCAGATTACAGGATGATGATCGAAAGAATCGAAGCTCTTAGAAATAGGGCACAGCTCTACTTGACAATGGGCAGAAACACTTATCCGCTACCAAAGTCTGCAGTTAAAGGCGAAACTCTTTATCCTTATCCATTAGCAAAAAGAAATAGCTTCTAAGAGGTAGATTGAATTGAAACACTTGAGACCGAGAAAGAAACAGCCAGAGCTATTATCTCCACTTTTAAAAGAAGTAAGAGATTTATTTTCAGGCTTTCGTTTCGTATTATTAATCAGGAACACCCAAAAGATAAAGTGCACTTGCTACAACGACCTGGAGCGTTCGTATGACAGCGGGCACGATGTCTGCCTTGGTACTGGTTGGATACCAACCATTGAAAAACACAGATCTTGGTATCAAATGGCATCAGTTCCTCAGTCTCTACCTAGAGTTATAGAAGTTCTGGAACCAGCAGCTACAGCAATTAATGCTAAGTTTTTCTACTTTTTCCGAAGTGCTCATGTTGAAGTAGGAGATGAAATAGTAATAACAGAATTTGGTGAAGACGGATTGCCCGTGTTTCAGACAGCTGAGTTTTATACTGCTAATCATCCAGAACCAAAGTATGATGAAACTGGAGAACTAATATTTTGGAAAGTTGCCTGTGAAAGAAGTATAGCCGAAAGCGAAAGCAGATCAATGGCTCTATATCAAATAAGAGATTCTATAAAAGAGATTCCACTAATATAGGAGGTACACTAAATGGCAGCATCATATGTTCCAACTTTCAATACAATATATGACAAGCCGATTGCAAAACCTCCTAAAGTTCCGTACGGCAAAAATATAGTATTCATCGGATTAGCAGATGATGGCCCATACCACAGCCTGACCTATGTAACATCTTTGGCTGAAGCCAAGAAGATGTTTGTTAGCGGAGATATAGTTGACGCTTACGAAGAGGCCTATGCTGCTGGGGCAAGATATATTTACTTAATTAGACTAGAAGAGCTTGATATTGATAATCTTCTCAAGGCATTAGAAATAATTCTTGATTATGATATCCACATTATAGCTCCGATAGGAATGTATTTCGATGACGAAACAAACTATGCTTCAGTGCTAGTAAGTTTTTGTTCATTGAAAAAGGATTATGGTGAAGCAATTGCTGTGATGGGTGTTAGACCCATCGATGTTCCTTCTACTCCAACAGTTTTCGATGATCTTGTTGACGCAAGGATAACTGAGCTTTGGCAAAATCAACGAGCTCGGATTGGATGGGAAGAAGGATACTATCTCAGTGTGATCGCAACCGAACTCTTACTTTTTGAAGGAACAACAAAACAGAGATACTCAGATGGAGTTGCAACATACTCCGCTCTTCTATCACTGGTATTACCTGGTCACAGTCCAGTTAATAAAAAGATTGCCTCTGCTCCTCAATTAAGGTACTCATTAAAAAGTACCTCGCGGACAGAGATAATTGATCTAAGCATTAACCCTCAATTGCTTGAAAGACGTCCAATTGAAGGCTCTGTCTCTGCCGTAAGACTTGATGGCAGTTCTTCTACAGAGTATGTTGATTTTTTAATAGATTATCAAACTAGCACTATTGTTGCTCACGATTACTCTGGAACCATTGAACTTGCTTATAAATACGATGAGTGTGATACTCTTGCGAGTGTTGGGTTTGTTACAATGGTTAATTTTGTAAAGAATGGGCCAGCTATAGCAACGTCAGTAACTATGTCGAAGAACACAATCTCTCTCGTTCAAGATATAAGGGTTATGCAATCTGTCTCATCTCATATCAGAGATATAGGATTAGAGAACATGATTGGAAATGTATCAGTAAGTATTGACCATCTGGATAGTTATATAAACGGATACATCAATGAACTGATCGATACGTATCAAATTTCCGCTGGAACATACACCATCCTCAGATCAGTAGACGGCAAAGATCTTAATGTAGAAATTGAAGTTCAGCCCAGAGATGCGGTCAGAGCCCAAACGTTTAACATTAGATTGCCTCTTGTATTGACCAGCTAAGGAGGAAGCCTATGACCGAGAGAAGAACACTACAACAAATTCTAACACCTCCAGTAAAAACGAGAACCATTTTTACTTTTGCAGATTTTGCCGATACTGTGAAAAGAACTTGGAAGCTTGTATATCCTCACGATGCTGAAATACTTCACGCCTATCCCCTTCAAGATGAGTCATTCAAAGATATTAAATCGCCTATAATAGACTATTTGTATCTAAGAAAATTTCCTACCGAGATGGGTAGCGAACAAGAGATCAAGCCGAGACCGAGAGCGGTAATTTCCGATCCCCTAAATCCTCAACAGACAAGTACTATATTTGCTCAGAGGTTTACTTATCTAGTAGATTTCGGAATATGGGATGTCAACTGGCCTAAAGTTGAAAGGCTCCAAGAAAAATTTGAAGATTTCATGCTCACTTATACGGGAGTTTTTAAGGAATTAGGAGTAAGTGAGTTGATATATCAGGAAGCAACCGAGGATGTTCCTCGTGCTTCTGTACAGAGGGCAGACCTGGCGTCCTCACATGTCATCTACAGAGTTGACATAGAAAAGACCGTAGAAGTCTTTAACCAGGTTGTTGAAACAATCAAAGTTAAACTAAAAAAACAGGAGGAGAATTAATAAATGGCTAATCTTCCAGGTGTTTATACCCTGTATAAAGAGAAGAAACCTGCCGTAGCCGTTTCCAACGAGCCTACCACAGACGAAATTCTAGTTTTTGGTACAGCTACTGATGGCCCTGTCCTTACTCCAGTGACTATTACTCGTCCAGCAGACGGTATCGCTACTTTCGGCGGATTCCCTGTTGACGGTAATGGCAACCCAACTGTTCCAGTAATCGACGACTGTGGGTCACCGTTAATAACAGCTGCTGTCAACGAAGCTTATTATGCTGGTGCTAGACGCATTACCTGTGTTCGGGTGAGCGGTGTTGATGCTTCTTTGGAAGTTAAAACCGCTGGCGGAGTTACATTATTTACTGCCTATGGAAAATTCCCTGGCGCTAAGTACAATAATGTAAGAATGCTCGTTGAGAGCAACAAACTCAAAGTTTGGAATGTGGCAGATGCTCTCTTGCTCCAAACAAATTCTGCTAAGCTCCCAACATTCGAGTATGACCTTACGGTAATCACTACTCTTAGAGACTTGGCAACAGCTATCAACGCTAATCAAGCCCTTGGAGACTTAAGAATTGTAGTTGCTACTGGCCAAGAAAACACTGCTACTTTAGGCTTAACAACTGCTGTTGCTACTGATGGAGCAGCAACCCCAGCTGACGTTGCTTTAACTGAAGGAGTTACACTTCTTGGTGGAGACGACGAGCTTACCCCTGAGTTAGGTACATATCTTAACACAGAAGGTACTGGCTACGGTGATGGCTACCGCGGCATGCTTGCAAGAGCATACGACCTATTCTTTGAATATGACGCAGAGTTAGTAATCCCGCTAGGAGTTTGCATAGGATTCAGAGGGGCTACTCCAACATATGACAAAACAGACGCGCTAGAATTAGCAAAATTCTGTTTTGAAGCAGCAATGCGCAATAACGATATTATCGGAGTCATCGGCGTCGCACCGTTATCTGATACAACTCTCTCAGGTATTAGCGCTTTTTGCGCTGATCTTGTAGCTGCAGATAACACATACGTCGTGGACGGCGTAGATCTCGGTCGTTACATCAACATTGTTGTTGGCGAACCAGTTTTCAACGATACTGCTTTCGGTGGAAACTACATCAACCTCAGTCCTGCTTGTTACTTTGGTCTAGCAAGTAGCCTACCAGTACAGTCTGGTACTACAAATAAAGTTATTGCTAACGCAGTTAACCTCCGTTACAATTTCTCACCAGCTCAGACTGAAGCTCTCAAAGACAATAAATTCACCGTTCTACGGTACAAAGTCGGTCGAGGAGTCGTTGTTATCGAAGGTCTATTGGCCTCCCTTGCGAGCTCTGACTTCCAAGCTCTATCTACCGTTAGAATTATCCACGGTATGATGAAATCAGTTCGTTCCGCAACTGACCCATTCATTGGCGAACCGCTTGACATCCCGCATGTCAACTCGATTGAAACAGCAATTAGAGATGTCATCGCAACATTCGCTAAAAATGGCGCTGTAACAAATGGAACATTCCAGTTGTTCTTCGGCGGAAATAACAGCATCGTTGGAGACATCGATGTAGAACTTGAGCTCGAAATTCCGTCAGAGTTACGGAGAATCCTGGTCACTGTTTCCAGAAAGTTCCCGAACTTAACCCGACAACAGTAATCTAAAAATACGAGGAGGAATAGACTCTAATGAATACTGAAGTTAGAACATACTCTAACTTCGCTGGAGCCGATATCATTGTAATGATCAATGATGTTGTGTTCGGCGAATTACAAGCAATAACATATGCTGTTCATAGAGAAGTCGCTCCGTTGTACTCCCTCGGTTCTGCTAACCCTCGTGGTTTTGCTAAGAACAAACGGGGTATCTCTGGAACTATGGTCTTCCTAGTCTTCGATAAGGACGCTCTGCTTGATGCAGTTAAGAGTTCTAAGTTAAAATTCAAAGACTGGGGCTATAGCGCGAGCGCTAACCTATATAAGGCTAGCGGCGAGACAGCTGGATGGTCAAACTATAACAACTTGTACAATCCATCCAACTGGAACCAGTACTATGCTCAAACACTCCAAAACAAAGACACCATCAAGGTTACTGATTTGTTCAGCAGATTAACAGCCGAGAACATTCGCTACGCTGACCAAATCCCTCCATTCGCTTTGACCATTTCGATGGCCAACGAATACGGTGCCGCTGCAAGTATGGGCATGTACGGCGTCCAAATCTTGAACGAAGGTTCAGGTCTCAGTATCGACGACCTCGTACAAGAAAAAGCCTGCACATTTGTTGCTACTGACATTAAACCGCTTGCTCCTCTTGGAGACAACGGCGTCATCAGCAACCGTCAATAATCCCAAGTAATACCAAGGGGAG